TGGCAGCAGGCTGCCGACGAGGATCGTGAGAAGGCCCCGCTGCGCATCGCGCCGCGTCAGATGTTCTACTAGGAGGTACCGTGCCCAACAGGTTCGCCTCTGGTAAGTTTGCGATCTCGCAGTGCGACCGCTGTGGCTTTCGCTACAAGCTGAAGCAGCTTCGGCGTCTCGTCATCAAGACGAAGAACGTCAACATCCTCGTGTGCCCGTCTTGCTGGGAACCTGACCAGCCGCAGCTCCAGCTCGGCATGTACCCGGTTGATGACCCGCAGGCGCTGCGCAACCCGCGCCCGGACACGACCTACATTCAGGGTGGCCTCACCGGCCTCCAGATCGACACGGTCGGTGTTCCGACCCAAGACGTCGATGCTTTCGGCACGCCATCGGGCGGTAGCCGCGTAATCCAGTGGGGCTGGAACCCAGTCGGCCTCAACGATCCTTTGGGTTTATCTGGGCTTCCAAATACGCTACTAGGGGCTGGGCAAGTGGGCACAGTGACTGTGCAGACGGAGAACTGAGATGGCAAAGAACGACATCAAGCAGGACAAGGCCATGGTGGCCTCGGCAGTGCACAAGCACGAGCGCCGTATGCACCCGGGTAAGTCGGTGACCAAGCTGGCCAAGGGCGGCAAGACCAACGCTCAGATGAAGGCGATGGGCCGCAATCTGGCGAAGATCGCCAACCAGAATAAGTCGGTCCGCAGCGTGCGGAAGGACATGGGGAAGGTCAACAAGAATGGCTGAGATCAAGAAGATGCCGCAGGTCTACACGCAGGCTGACCTTGGTAACAACGGCTATCCGAACAAGGTGGCCAACACTCAGACGCAGAAGACCCGTGGGACCGGCGCAGCCACCCGTGGGACCGGGCACAGCAAGAAGATGGGCTGATGAACTACGCTGAGCTGTTCGAGACGATCAAGGGGTACGTCGAAAACGATTTCCCCAACACCTCATGGACCGGCTCTGACGGCTCCAGCTCGGTGACGTTGACGTCCACCGAACAGATCAACACGTTCATCCAACAGGCCGAGCAGCGCGTCTTCAACACGGTCCAGCTTCTGGACCTGCGCAAGAACGTGACCGGCAACGTCACCACCGGGAACAAGTACCTCTCGGTGCCCTCGGACTGGCTCGCCAACTTCTCGCTGGCTGTGGTCGATGGGGACGGCAACTACGAGTATCTGCTCAACAAGGATGTGAACTTCATCCGGCAGGCGTACCCCAACCCCAACGATCAGGGGCTTCCGTACTGCTACGCCTACTTCGATGAAAATTCCTACATCCTCGGGCCGACGCCGGACGACAACTACGTGGTCGAACTGCACTACTTCTACTACCCGCCCTCCATCGTGGAGGCGGGGACGTCGTGGCTGGGTGACAACTTCGACAGCGTGCTGCTCTACGGCTCTCTCCTCGAAGCCTATACCTTCATGAAGGGCGAGCAGGACATCATCACCGGGTACCAGAAGCGGTACGACGAGGCGATGGCCATGCTGAAGCAGCTGGGCGAAGGCAAGAACCGTCAGGATATGTATCGTAGCGGCCAAGTCCGCTACCCAGTGAGGTAACCAATGTTCAACGGACTTAGCGACGTCGGCAGCGTGATGGTCATGGCGACCGATGGGCGTGGGTTCACGCCTGAGGAGATCGCTGAGCGCGCCCTCGACAAGATCATCTACGTCGGTAGCAGCACCCATCCGGCTATCCGCGATCAAGCCGAAGCCTTCAAGGACAACATCCGTCAGGTGCTCGTCCACTACATGCACGAGGCTGTGCGGTCGCACAACGTGACTCTGGTGAACAAATTCAAGCAGGCGGGGCACCCAGAGTTGATCCCGATCCTCGACGCATAAGGAGGCCAAAATGCCGATCACACAAGCAATGACCACCAGCTTCAAGGCCGAGCTTATGCTCGCCGTGCACGACTTCCGCGCCACTGGTGGCGACACGTTCAAGCTCGCGCTGTACACCTCGTCGGCTTCGCTGGATGCCAACACCACGGCGTATACCTCGTCGGATGAGGTCTCGTCCTCGGGCACCAACTACACCGCTGGTGGCGGCACGCTGACGCGCCTTGGGGTCGTCACGTCGAACAACAACGCTTCGACCGGCACCGGCTTCACCGACTTCTCGGACCTGACCTTCGCCAACGCGACGATCACGGCTCGTGGCGCGCTGATCTACAACAACACGCCGTCGGCTAACTCGAACGCCAACACCACGCTGACCAATGCGGCTGTGGCGGTGCTGGACTTCGGGTCGGACAAGACCTCGACCAACGGTGACTTCACCATCATCTTCCCGACGGCAACCAACACCACTGCGATCATTCGCATCGCCTAAGGAACCCTGATGCCCCTCGTTCTCGCTGATCGTGTCCGCGACACCACCACTACGACTGGTACTGGCACGGTTACGCTCAGCGGGACCGCACCGACCGGGTACCAGAACTTCTCGGTAATCGGGAACGGCAACACGACCTACTACACGATCAATGCTGGCTCCCAGTGGGAAGTCGGCATTGGCACCTACTCGTCCACCGGCCCGACGCTCGCCCGCAACACGGTGCTGGAGTCGAGTAACGCTAACGCGCTGGTAGACTTCGCCGCTGGCACCAAGGACGTCTTCGTCACCTACCCTTCGGATAGGTCGGTGTATCAGGATGGCGCATCCATCGCGGCGGGTACCGCTGTTCTCCCCGTGGCCAATGGCGGCACGGGCGTCACCACATCGACTGGTACAGGTTCGGTGGTGCTGTCGAACAGCCCGACCCTCGTCACGCCCGTTCTTGGCGCGGCTTTAGCTACCAGCATCGCCAACGGCCTTGGGACGGTAAGCGCCCCATCCTACACCTTCACGGGCGACCTCAACACTGGCATCTTCTCCCCCGCTGCGGACACACTTGCCTTTGTAGAAGGCGGTGTGGAAGCCATGCGCATCGACAGCTCGGCCCGCGTTGGGATCGGTACGACTGCACCAGACGCCAACCTCCAGATTTCCTCCGCAAACACCACTGTGCTGCGGCTGACGACGACGGGGGCGGCGACACAGTCTGCTCTTTCGTTTGTTACGGTTGGCGGCTCAGGTTCGTGCGAGCTGGACCAAACCGGAAACTTGGTTCTTCGCACTCTACAGGGCAGTGTGTTCTTCGATAACTTCGGCGCTAGTGGGGCGATTAACTTCCGCACTAACGGCGCGAACACGCGCATGACGATTACCAACACGGGCAACGTTGGGATTGGTACGACCACGCCGACGACGCCGCTGAGTGTTAACGGAGCCATCTCGGCCTCTCTCGGTGCGGTTGGCACGCCGTCTTACACCTTCATCGGTGACCTCAACACTGGCATATTCTCTCCCGCTGCGGACACACTTGCCTTCGTAGAAGGCGGTGTAGAGGTCATGCGTATCGACAGCAGCGGGCAAGTCGGGGTCAACACCACTGCACCGGGGACTACGTTTGAAGTCGCCCTGTCAACCAGCGGTTCGCCGGGCCTCCGCGCATCGCGCTCGGGTGCTCAGACCCAATACATCCAGATGGACATCGGCCAAGGAGCCAGTGCGCGGCTTTTCGCCACTGGCGGCAACAAGGCCATGTTCATCACGAACAACAACACGGGCGCTGCCCTTGGCACCGCGACGGATTCGACCTTCATCCAAGTCCCCGGCCCGACGGCGAACACCCCGATCACTGCAATGTACATCGAAAGCTCCACGGCCAACGTGGGGATCGGGACGACTGCGCCTGCTGGTAGGGTTCACGCGACAAACACCTACACTAATACGTCCAACACCAACTTCATAGCCGACGGGAATATACCGGGGCTCAACCTACGTCCCGCTAACGGGCGGTTCTCGCTGCTTGCAAGTTATGGAGCGGCGAACACAAGCTCAATTGTGCTGGGCACTGGCACAGCCAATCCGTCTACCGAAGCAATGCGGTTTGACCACTCTACCGGTGGGATTAACGTGGGGGCAGCGACCCCAAATGCCGCTGCGCAGCTTCAGGTAGATTCGACGACCAGAGGCTTCCTGCCGCCCCGCATGACCACGGCACAGCGCGATGCGATCACAACCCCGCCGGATGGTTTAGTGCTGTACAACACTTCAACCAACAAGCTCCAAGTCCGCGCTGCCGGTGCTTGGGTCGATCTGCACTAAGGAACCAACCCATGACCGTTACCAACACGTGGGCCGTCATCCAGATGGACTGCTACCCGGAGTACGACAACGAGACCGACGTGGTCTTTGTTGTGCACTGGACCCTGACCGGGACAGACGGGACGTACAACGGCTACGTCTATGGCGCGCAGACGCTCACCCTCGATGCGGGCGCGTCCTTCACTCCCTATGCTGATCTCACGCAGGATCAGGTGCTTGGTTGGGTCTTTGCCTCGATGGGACCTGAACAGGTCGCGGCCTACGAAGCCGTCGTCGCCCAGCAAATTCAAGACCAGATCGACCCACCGGTTGTGACGCCCCCGCTTCCTTGGCCGGGTGCTGCCGATGCCTAGAGGGGTTCTTGCGCTTGTTGTCGCTGCTGCGCTGTTGGCGGGATGCAAAGACCGTTACCGCTACGAGTGCCAAGACCCCGATAACTGGGAAGTGCCGGAATGCCAGAAGCCCAAGTGCATAGCATCCGGGTACTGCACAGAGTACCTCATCACGACCAGTGAGCCCGCCGATGAAGCCAGCAAATGAATGGACACCCGAGGAGTTGCTAAGGTTTATCGTAGGCGTCGTTCTCTCGGTGACGCTTATGTTTATCGTGGCAACGGTTCTGTACTCGTTGATCTTCGTGTCGCAGCCGATGGATGGGCAAGCGCCCAACGACGCGGAGTTCTTCAAGTTGATTAATCCGATTGCAACGTTCATCGTCGGCGCGCTGGCCGGACTAATGGCGGGGCAGGGTAGTAGCGGCGTGAGGCCGAAAAAGCCGCCGCACGAGGAAGAAGGGAAAGAACAGTGAGTTTCTGGGATCGGTTCGAAAGCAAGCGAGAGGGTGTCAACGACACCATCGAGTTCGTGATTCGCGTGGCTATCGTCACGCTGTCCGCTGTGGTCCTCGTCGTGGTGGCGGCGCTCGTCGTCGGCCTCTTTGTGCCCAACAGCGTTGTGGACAGCGCGGCTATCCTCAACATGGTTGATCCGGCCTTCCAGACCATCATCGGTGCCTTTGTCGGCCTGCTGGGGGGTCTAAGCCTCAACGCCAATGCACGGGACAAGGAAACTCCGGTCGAGCCTGAGCCTGAGCCTGAGGCCGAGCCTGAGGTCGATGATCTCTACCGGCCAGACCCGAGCACAATCAAAATGTACGACGACCCGAACGGCACCGTCTTTGTCGATACCCCCGACGATGACGACGATGACGACATGGAGCCGTGGGAGAAGTACCGCAACGACCTGCGGTACGACGCGAACAACGACGGCGTGGTCGATGAAAACGATTTTCCTGACTGGAGGAATCCGAACCAATGAGCCTCGTAAGACTACAGCAGAAGATCGGCGTACCGGCTGATGGGGCTTTCGGCCCCAACACGCTCAAAGCCGCCTGCGCGCATTTCAAGCTGAACCGCAACCGGGGTGCTCACTTCTTCGCCCAGTGTGCCCACGAAAGTGGGGGGTGGCGGGCCACCAGCGAGAACCTCAACTACAGCGCCAAGGGGCTGCGGAACATCTTCCGCAAGTACTTCCCGACCGATGCGCTGGCTGCGCAGTATGCCCGCAAGCCGCAGGCTATCGCCAACCGTGTCTATGCCAACCGCATGGGTAACGGCCCTGAGAGCAGCGGCGACGGGTGGAAGTTCCGTGGGCGTGGTTTCCTCCAGCTCACTGGCCACGACAACTACAAGGCGCTGTCGGAGTACATCAACCGCCCCGACCTCATGGACAACCCGGACCTTGTGGCTGACGATCTGGCTATCGAAAGCGCCCTATGGTTCTTCGACCGCAACAAGCTCTGGCCAATCTGCGATCAGGGCATCACGGACAGTGCGATCCTCGCGCTGACTAAGCGGATCAACGGGGGCACTCATGGCCTCGAAGACCGCAAACAGAAGACCAAGAAGTACGCTTCTTGGCTCTAAGGAGGACCTTATGGACCCGAAGAAAATGATTGGCCGTCTCGGCAAATACACCCTGCTCAAGCAGGCTGCCGACAAGATTGCCCCTATGGGCGGCGATAAGCCGAAGCTCGGCTGGAAGGCCAAGGTCGCTGGTATCTTTGCTGCCATCGCCGTTGCCGCAGGTGCGATGTCGCAGTTCCTCGGCGGCTAATGATCTGGTAGGTTAACCACGCGCAACCCGAAGCGAAAGGAGGGGGTTCGACATGTTTGGCTTCTCTCCCTTCGCTTCGACTGCGTTTGCCGACATCCTTGAGACCAACGACGTTGCGGTCGTCGTAACGGGTGTCTCTGCTGAAGCCATCGACGATGGCGCAGGTGTCTCTGCTGGCGGCAGCATCTCGGTTACCGTCTTTGAGGACATAGGCACGGGTGCCGTTGGTACCGTAACCATCGCCGCTGCAAACAACTTTACCCTTACCGGGGTCGAGGCCACCGGTGAAACCGGCACGCTCGCTGCAACTGGTGCAGCAAATACTACCCTTACCGGCGTAGAGGCTATCGGTGAAACCGGTACGGTAGAAGTTGAAGCACGTGCCAATGTCCTCCCCACTGGGGTCGAGGCTACCGGCCAGATTGGGCAGGCTGATGCCCGGTCAATCATAAGTGTTTTTGTAACCGGCGTCGAAGCCACAGGCGAAACCGGTACGCTCAACGCGACCGGGATAGCAAACATCACCGTTACCGGGCTCGAAGCCACTGCTTCGCTGGGCACGGCTGAAACCAACGCTGAAGCTGTCGTCATCGAAGATGGCGTGGAAGGCCAAGGCGCGATTGGTACGGTGGCTACCTCATCCGGCGCGAGCGTTGTGGTTACGGGCGTCTCGGGGGTTTGCGCTCTCGGCACCGCCACTGCCATTGTCTCCATAAATGCGCCGGTTACTGGTGTAGAGGCCACCGGCGCAGTCACTGCGCCCACCGTCGTAACCAGTTCCAATGTGACTTTGGTTGGTGTACAGGGTGTTGGTAGAGTTACCACGCCACTCGTCTGGGGGGTCATTAACGACAACCAGACTCCGAACTGGCAACCAGTGGATGACGCGCAGGCAGGGAGTTGGACCCAGATAGACGACAGCCAAAACCCCAACTGGCATCCGGTAAATGATGCGCAGGCAGAGGCTTGGGTGCAGGTAAACGACGGCAACACCGTCATCTGGGTACAGATACCGACGTAAGGACTTGAGATGGCGAGCACCTATAGCAACCTGAAAATCCAGCTCATGGCGACCGGTGAGAACGCCACGACATGGGGCAACGTCACCAACACCAACCTTGGCACGGCTCTCGAAGAGGCAATCGTCGGCTCGGCGGATGTCACCTTCTCCAGCGGCAACGTCACGCTGACCCTGACCGACACCAACGCCACGCAGACTGCGCGCAACATGCGCTTGCGCTGCATCGGTACGACTGGTGGCTCGACCCGCAACCTCGTGGTCCCCAGCATCGAGAAGCCCTATGTCGTCATCAACGAGTGCGCGGATTCGATCCTCGTCAAGACCGCTGCTGGTAACGGCATCACCGTCCCTGCGGGCAAGACCATGTGGGTCTACTCCAACGGCACCGATGTGGTGGACGTCACCACCCATCTGACGTCGCTGACGCTCGCCACGGCGCTTCCTGTCCTCTCTGGCGGCACGGGCTCCAACACTGCCTCGGGTGCCCGGACCAACCTCGGGCTGGGCACGATGTCCACCCAGAACGCAAACACTGTCGCCATCACTGGCGGCTCGATCACCGGCATCACCGACCTTGCCATTGCCGATGGCGGCACGGGGGCTTCGACGGCTGCGGATGCACGCACCAACCTCGGCCTTGGCTCGCTCGCTGTCCTCTCCAGCATCAACAACTCGAACTGGTCGGGCACCGCTCTGGCGGTCGCCAATGGCGGCACGGGGGCTACGGACGCTGCGACTGCGCGGGCAAATCTTGGGGCAGGCACCGGAAATGGTACAGTTACGTCGGTAGGTGGTACCGGGACGGTTAACGGTATTACGCTCACGGGTACCGTGACGTCCTCCGGCAACTTGACCCTTGGCGGCACGCTCTCGGGCGTCAGCCTCACCACGCAGGTCACCGGCACACTGCCGATTGGTAACGGCGGCACGGGTGCGACGACTGCCGGTGCTGCGCGCACAGCCCTTGGTGCTACCACCTTGGGCAGCAACATCTTCACGATCACCAACCCCAGTGCGATCACTTTCCCGCGCTTCAACGCGGACAACACGGTCAGCGCGCTGAGCGCAGCGGACTTCCGTACTGCCATCGGTGCGGGCACTGGCGCGGGCACTGTGACCTCGGTCTCCGGCACGGGCACCGTCAACGGCCTTACCCTCACAGGCACTGTGACTTCCTCGGGTAACCTTACCCTCGGGGGTACGCTGTCTGGCGTCAGCCTTTCGACGCAGGTTACGGGTACACTCCCCATCCTCAACGGTGGCACCGGAGCTACGACGGCTGGCGATGCTCGCACGGCTTTGGATGTGCCCTCTACCAACGGCTCTGGCGCGACGGGCACGTGGGGTATCAACATCAGCGGCAACGCTGCTACGGCTACGTCGGCAACTACGGCTACGTCGGCTACGTCAGCAACCACTGCTACGACGGCGACCAACGCCACCAACCTCGTCACCACCAACTTCTCCATCGTGCAGTCGGGGACCGACCTGCTTATCCGCTACAACGGCGCTGACATCGTACGCATCAGCAGCACGGGTGCTATTGTCGCTGAAGGTGACGTCACTGGCTTTGGAACTGCGTAATGGCTCTGCCGACTTCCGGCCCTCTTTCGCTCAGCGACATCCAGACTGAGTTTGGCGGTACGAACCCCATCTCGCTCAGTGAGTATTATGCCGGGGGCAACTTTGTCCCTGCTGGTACGACGGGCACGAACGGCGCGGTGCCGTCGAGCGGTACCATCAGCATCTCGAACTTCTACGGCACCACCAACGTCGTCATCTCGATCTCTAACCAAAACATCAACGACACGACGGGCGGTGCGCGCAGCGCAACCGCAGGCTACCGTCTGACTTCCGGTGGCCAAGTCCAGTCGCAGGTCAACACCACCTTCACCAACCTTGAGCAGTGGTGCACGCCGACCTCTGAAGCGGGCAACTACGAGGCACGGGTAACTGTGAATGTCGGCTCGCTAAGCTCAGGCACGACCGGCACGTGGGTAGCCCTGTCGTCCAACCAGACATGGACGCGCACTGCGGCCATCGGGAACAGCGAGCTCTGTGAGTTTCTCGTAGAAATCCGACGCACCGGCACCACCACTGTGCTCGACAGCGCAACCATCGAACTCCTAGCGGATGCACAGCTATAATGGCCTTCATCAAGCTCCAGTTCAAACCGGGCGTCAACCGCGACCAGACCGACTACTCCAACGAGGGCGGCTGGTACGAGTGCGACAAAATCAGGTTTCGCTCCGGCTACCCGGAGAAGCTGGGCGGCTGGGTCAAGGCTACGCCGACCCCCTTCGTGGGCGTGTGCCGCCAGATGTGGAACTGGATCACCACATTCTCGGACGACCTGCTGGCCCTCGGCACCAACGAGAAAGCCTATATCGAAGTAGCTGGTAACTACTACGACATCACCCCGCTGCGCACGGCAAACCCGACTATGGGCTCTCCGGCGACGAACAACTGCGTCAACACGACCAACGGCAGCACCACCATCACCATCAACCTCGGTAGTGCGCACGATGCGGTGACTGGCTCCTACGTCCAGATCAGCGGCGTGACTGGGCCTACCATCGGCGGCATCCCGGTCAGCGAGATCAACGGCAACCACAAGATCACGGTCATTGACGCCGACTCTTTCTCGTTCGTGGTGGACACCGCAGCGACCTCGACCGTCAGCAACGCGGGCGGTACAGCCATCGTCATTGGCTATGAAGTCGAACCCGGCAACGCCATCACCATAGCGGGTCTTGGCTGGGGTGCTGGTACGTGGGGTCGCAGCAGCTGGGGTCTCGGTGCAACCGGCTCGCCCATCTTCCTTCCGCAGCGCGACTGGTGGTTCGACAACTTTGACAACGACCTCGTGATGAACATCCGCAACGGCGAGGGCTACTGGTGGGCGCGTGGCTCTACGGCTGACCCGGCTACGGCTCTGGGCACCAAGGCTATCCGTCTCACGACCTACGCCAGCAACGAGGGTTACAGCGCCAGCGCGGTGCCCATCGAGATCATGCAGCTGCTGGTATCGCAGCAGGACAAGCACCTCATCGCCTTCGGCGCGGTGCCCTTTGGGTCAACCAGCACAGCGGACTTCGACCCGCTGCTCATCCGCTGGGCCGACCAAGATACCCCGGGCGACTGGACCCCGACCCAGACCAACACTGCTGGCGACCTCCGGGTGTCTCGCGGCTCCAAGATCGTACGCGCCCTGCCGACCCGGCAGGAAATCCTCGTGTGGACCGACACCAACCTCTACACGCTCCAGTTCCTCGGTACGACCGACGTGTTCGGGCTTCAGGAGTATGCGGAGAACATCTCGGTCGCTTCGCCGCGTGCCATGGCCACAGCGGCCAACATCACCTACTGGATGGGGCAGGACAAGTTCTATGCCTACACCGGTCGCGTGGAGACGCTGCCGTGCACCCTGCGCAACCACGTCTTCAACAACATCAACCTGAACCAGTCGGACCAGATCATCTGCGGCACCAACGAGCAGTGGAACGAAATCTGGTGGTTCTACCCGACTGCCGACAGCGACTTCAACAACGCCTACGTGGTGTATAACCACCTTGAGCGCATCTGGTACTATGGCTCCATCGACCGGACCGCATGGCTCGACACCCCGCTGCGGCAGAATCCGCAGGCGGCTAATACGGCTATTACGGTAGACGGTAACACCGTCACGACCGGAAGCGGGTTCCTCTACAACCACGAGAACGGCCTCAACGACGACGATCTCCCGATGGACAGCTATATCCAGTCGTCGGACTTCGACCTCGATGACGGCGACAACTTCATGCTGACCCGGCGTATACTGCCTGACATCGGCTTCGCTGGATCGACCGCTACGGCCCCTGAGGTCACTCTACAGGTGCGCCCGCGCAACTTCCCCGGCAGTGCGTTCAGTGCTGACCCGGCTGACACGCAGCGGGTTATCGAGACTCCAGTGGGGGTCTACACCGATCAGGTCTTCCTGCGCGCCCGGGCACGCCAGATGGCGCTCAAAATCCGGTCGGAAAACCTCAACGTCCAATGGCAGCTTGGTGCTCCGCGTCTTGATGTGCGCCCCGACGGGAGGCGCTGATGGCTCTCGACAAGTTCCGCGCTGCCCCGCTACCCAACCCACCGACCCAGTACGACCCGCAGTATATCCGGCAGCTCATCCGGGTGCTGGAGAACTACTTCTCACAGCTTGACTCGCGCACGCCCAACAACGCGGAGCAGTACACTGCGGACCGCTTCATCGGGGGCAGCTTCAGCGGCACGTCGGTAAACGCAACCAGCGTCACCACAACCACACTCGACGCGGTGGCAGCGGACATTGATACGCAGGTCTCCGACCGCATCTCTGCTGACTACCTCAACACCTATGCGCACCGGAACGGGGCACAGATTTCCAACCAGATCATGGCCAACATGGTCTATGCCGACTTCCTCCACGGGGACGGGCGGTTCGTATCGACGCCGTACAACCAGCTATCGAGCGACCAAGATCAGACTGCTGCCAGCGTTGCTGTCGCCTACGCACTCACTCTCAACACTAACGAGTTTCCTAACGGCATCTCCATCGTCAGCAACTCGCGCATCACCTTTGCGCAGCAGGGCATCTACAACGTGTCCTATAGCATCCAGTTCAAGAATACGACCAACGACCAGCAGGACATCGACATCTGGCTGCGGTACAACGGGACCGACATCGCCAACTCCAACAGCCGATTTACAATCGCGGCACGTAAATCTGCGGGTGACCCCTCGCACCTTATTGCTGTGACGCCCATCGTGGTCGATATACCTGCGGACAATGGCTACATCGAGATTATGTGGCGCGTCGAGAACACAGGCGTGTCCATTGAGCACTTCCCAGCCGTTGCTGCCAGCCCCGGTGTGACCCCCGCGATCCCGGCTACGCCGTCGGCAATTATCGGGATCACCCACGTTTCCGCACAATTCCCACCAGTAACCCGAGTCGCACCACTTCCGGTCTTTGGTTTTGGTGAAATTGGTACTATAAGCGTAGTCACAAGGTAGGAATCCCCGATGAACGTAGAGGCAACTCCGTCCCCCTTTGAGGCTATGGGTGCGACCCAAGCCCCCGGTGGCAACGCTCCTGTGCTTGGTACTCCGGTGCCCGGTACGACTGGTGGCCTCCCGGCACAGGGGGGCCTTTCCGTTCTTGCCAACCCGATGGCGGAGCAGCTCCGCAGCATGGGGCGCGGCGAAGACACCATGCTCGTCCACATGACCCCGAACGAGGTCAACAGCCTTCAGGGGCTGGC